TTCTTGGTCAGCATGTTGATCATGCTGTCCTTCTTTTCCTTCTGAGCGTCGATGTCGCGCTGCACACGACGGTCCAGGTCCTGTTGCAGACGGAATAGTCCGCTGCCGGGCTTCGCCAGATATCCCACGGTCTGGCCAATCATGCCGAGCAGGGACCCGAAGAACCCGGAGTTTTGCTGGATGCGATCCTGATTGATCTCGGTTCGCACCACGCTGTCCAGCTCTTTCTCGTAGCGGGAGGAGCGCTCCGCGTTGACCTGCTCGCGCCGCGCCGCTTCCTCTTTCTGCTTCTGGAGCTCCAGCTGCTGCTCGTTCAGAACCATGTCCACTTCGCGCGCGCGCCGGTCCTGCTCCAACGTGCGTTCCAGCAAGTCTTCGCCGCGCTGCTCTTCGGCTGCCTTGTCATAGGCGAAGCCCGGTGTGCCTGGGCTTACCTTGGCCTTGGAAAGCACGGTGCCGCCCGGCGCAGCTGGCGGAGGCGGAGGAGCGCCGCTCGCTCGCACCGAGACCGGGGTCGGGCTCTGCGCCGCGGACCACTCATCGGCCGCCGCCTCCGTGACGCGCGGCGGCGAAGCGCTCAGCGGCGCGATCACGTCGCGTTCGGTATTCGGGCGAACCAGCGTTTGGTCAACGATGGGCGTGGTGTTGGGGGCCACGAGAGGCTGTGCCTGCTCGCTCAGCTGCGACCGAATCATGCCCGTCGGGTCATAGAACGGCCGGCGCGTGCCGGCCTGCTCATCTATCGCGTAGACCAGACCGGGCGTTTCCGGATCTTCTTCGAACAGCATTAGATTGCAGCTCCCGAGCGCAGTGGCCCGCCAAACAGACGCTCGAATATGCTCGCCAGCGGGTCATCCAAGAAACCCACCGGACGCTCGGCATTGTAGCGCGCGCGATTCAGCTCACGGTCGATGACACGCTGTTCGCGGTCGGCCTCCTGCTGGTACGCAGTGTTCGCGAGCGAGGCGGCCGCTTGCTGTGCCTGAGACTCTGTCTGGGTGTAGCCCAGGTCCAGCCGATCGAGCGCGGCTTGGCGTTCCGTTTCCGTCTGGGTGTAACCCAGGTCCCGGGTGTCACCAGCCTGCGCAGCGCCGGAGATGAGCCCCATGATCTGGGCTTGCCGGTTGCGTCGGTCGGCGTCTTCGCGTGCACGCAGCGCCGCCACCTCCGAGCTGGCCTGAGCTCCCAGCGCGGTGTTCGCCGCCAGCGCTTGCTGCCGAGCCCGAGCCCGAGCGCCGGCGCCGCCCCGAGCGCCCGCGGCGATCCCGAGCGCTTGCCCCGCGGCTCGGTCTGTGGCGCGAGTCATCAGCGCCTCTGCCTCGGAGGGCCCCTGGCGCTCCTGAGCCGCGAAGAACGCCCGCAGGTCGCCCAGCGCTTGGTCTGAGCGGTATTCGGGCCGCTGGATCGGCGCCTCCGATCGGTAGGAGTCCGGGCGCTGCACTTCGGAGGTGACGCCCGACGTCGACGCGCCGGTGCCGGCCTGCCCGGGCTGCGCGACCGGAGGCTGCCCACCGGGCGCTCCCGCGCGCGTTGCTCGAGCGGCGTTCTCCGCATCGCTTCGAAACAGCGAGCCTTCGCCGGTATTGGTGCCGCCGAGCGCCCGATCCGTCACGTAACCAGCGGCGCCGATCGGGCCGAGCAGGGCCGGGGCCGCAAGCGGTCCGCCTCCGTACGCATTGATGGTGTCGCGCAGCGGCCCGAGTGTCGCCGCATAGCCTGTTAGGGCCCCGGCGTCCTGCAAAAACTGTCCGGGCGAGCCGAACGAGCCGTAATTGTCGAGCGGATTGTTCGGGCCCTGCACCGTCTGCGAAAAGGTGCGCCCGCCGGGCCCGCCCGCTACGTAGCCTGTCGCCGTTCGACCCTCGGAGGCGATCTTGGATGAGTTCCGGAGCGCCTCTTGACGCCGATAGTACTCGGGCGTTGGCTCGCCGGTGTCCGTGTAGGTGAGCCCGTCGGCGCTCACGGGCCGCCCAGCAGGCGCCTGCTGTGGACCCAAGGTGCCTTCGCCCAGAAAGTCGAACGTGTTTGCTGGCATCTCAACCTCGCTGCGAAGAAGTGGTGCGCTGACGCGCAATCGGCTGCGCGTCGATCACCTCGATAGTATAGCTATTCAGAATCAGACCCGCAGTTGCTGCGCCCGCCAGCGCCGTCACCGGGAAGTCGAGCACGAAGGTCGAGCCCTTGCGGACCCGGGGATACCACTGCACCGTGAAACTCTGGCCCACCGCGAACGTTGGCGTCGCGAAAGTCTTGGTCGCGAGCGTCGTGAACGTGACTCCGTCATCGTAGCTGATGCGGCATTGAAGCGTCGCGTTGCCGCGAAACTCTCCGTTGATGGTTGTCTGGATAAAGCTGCCGTGGCCGCCGTGGCTATAGAACGGGGCCAGTGAGCCCGACATGGCATTGTAAGGAATGAAGGTCGACGGCGTGAGCGAGCTGGATTGCAGGCGCACCGTAGCGGTGTCGATATACGCCAGGCGCCCCAAGTAATCCACCGATGCTTTGATGACCTGAGCGCTAGCGAACTCGTCGCGGTACCACTGACCGATCTTCAAGTCATAGACCAGGATGATCGACGCCGTGCCAGCGGCATTCTGGCAACAGAATAGAGCGCAGTGGTCCTCGTCGACGTAAGCCGTGCCGACGATATTCGGGAAGTCGGCGAGCGAGTCTTGGACGAGTTGCCCGATCCACACAGGGGCCGTGCCTCCGCGTGGCAGAATCATCAGCTTCGTGTCGCGAGCCTGATAGAACAGACCGATGCTCGTCTCCAGCAGAGAGAACTCGTTGCCGCATCCGCCCTCGCTTGGAATGCGCACTGGCGGGCCGAGCTCGCCATCCTTGCCCTGGTCATCGGGGAACGAGAACGGAAAGCGATAGATCGCGTCGGCCGTGAAAGCAACCGGCTGACCATCGAGCGAGCCCACAGCCGTCACGTCGCCGTCGACGAACGCGCGAAACCCCGGCTCGGAGGAGAACGCCAACGTCTCGCCGGGCGAGAGTTCAAAGCTGATGGCCACCTCGCTCGGGTCGGGCAAGCCCCCCAGGAACGCCCGCGCACCGACGGCGGCGCAAAAGCGGAACGGAGGCGGCGCCTCGCGCTGCAAGATGCCCGACAGAGCCCCCTGCTCGGCATTGGTATAAAGCGTCTCCGCCTCCAGCAGGTCTTCGTCGCTGGTGTTGTCTACCAGGGTGACCGATTGACCGAAGGCATCGGTGACCGGAACCACCGCGCTGGCTGCCAGGTGAAACACGGTGCCGCGCACGAATGTGCTGGTGCCCGATGACGTGGTGTTGGCGGGGATGCCTAGAATCAGGCCGCCCGTCGTGCCAAAGATCTGGAGCAGGCTACCCTCGCCCGGATCATCGACGGTCAGCTTGATGTGCTCGCCCACGTTGGTGGCCGTGAGCCTTCCCGTGGTGACGGCATTGATGGTTGCCGCAATGGTGTCAGCGTCATCATCCGTCGGCCCGAACGTAACCACGAACGGATCGGGTCCTCCTGAGCTGTCAGTCACGAACAGCTGCAGCGACTGACCATTCAGAGATGAGCTCGGGGGAGTAACGGTCTCGGTGCCCGTCACCTCGGCATTGGTCGTTATCTCGGTGGCGTCGACACGATAGAGAGATATCACCGGCACGCTGCCGGACACGCTGTCTTTGCGCATCGTATGCGGCGCATAGATGACGGCGGTAACGCCGTTGTGCGTGGCCCCCAGCGTCACCTGCTGCACGTCAGAGAGACGGCTGCGCGTGATTCGGTTCTGACCATCGATCCATTGGAAGATGGCCACGTAATCGTACGTCGCACCGGGGATCAGGTCGCCGCCCGTCGCGCTCGACGCGATAGAGACGAACGTCGGGCGCTCCAGGAATCCGCTCTCTACGACCTGGCGAAGGTCAAAGCTGGACGGCACGGCACCCGCCAGGAGCGCCGCATTGCCGACTTGGCAGAGCTGGCGCCGCGCAGTGGACGCCACGATGAACTCGCTCACACCAGCGATGGCTTGCCCGTCGGTCCCCTCCAGAATGCGAGCCCAGTAGTGGCGGCTGGTCGTCGCATCGAAGCAACACTGGCCGCCCTTGCCCACGGCGCCGATTAGCGGGTTCGCAATCTGGTCATCGTTCTGCGCGCCGACGTATATCACCGCATCGTTATCCAGATCGAACACGAGCAACTGATTGCTCTGGTCGCCCGAGATGACGGGCTGAATCACACCGAGCGTGCTGCGTACACCCTGCCCACCGAGCCGATAGTTGTGCGTCGCGGTAACCGTGTTGCCGAGATGGTTTGCGGTGATGAATCGCGAGCGCAGCACCCGGTCTGTCGCGTCTTCCGTGATGAGATCGGCGACGGAGCCCGAGAGGAGTCCTCGCACGATGCTG